TTACTATGACTAGCTCCTTTAACTGGGCAAATGTATCAGTCGTAAAGGTATACACTTGCATTCTAGATGGCACAGGAACCCCAACCAACGACTACTACGTATCACTTGACGCTATTAGACTAGAGAACTTAAATACTGTAAATCCTCTTTACGGACTTACAGGATATACCATTGTAAAGAATGCTTCTGCAAGTACTATTTTGAAAGATATAAATACTTCAAACATCGCAGAGTTTAGATTTGCTCTGGATGTAGCATAATGCCAATAGACAACATAAAAAAGATTGTAATTCTAAAGAATGACCTGCCACCAATCAGTGCAGAGGACAACTCATACTATGTTCGCTTTAGAATTGTGGAAGGGCTAAGATACTCTCCATGGTCTGCAGTCAATGCAGTTTCTGGCATAACAGCCCCAGTAGTTGATCAGGTGTCTGTTGCAGTAGACCCAACAAATAAGACTGTAACTGCCGTATGGTCTCCACCAGCAGAATATGACATTGATACCGTATTTGTTTACGTTAGATGGACAGACCACTTACAGCCAAGCCTACCCTATGAATGGCGGTATGTAGCTAAAGTATCTAGCACAACTTATGCCACAGTAATCCCATTAACTGTAGAGCTAACAAGCTCAATCTCTTTTACTCCAACTAGAGTAGAGATTGCTGTACAGGTTCCTACATATCCTAAAGTTAGAAGTCTAGAAGCAGAACTTTTTGTGTCTGATATCAAGACTCTTTAGTGCTATAATATAAGTACTATGTCAAAACTATCATTACCTCAAAGAGGACAGCCACTAGATTTAGCTTATATCTACGATATCGCAAAGACTGTGAACGATCTAGCCAGTCAGATATCTCCATCAACATCGAAGAGTGTCACCATTGATACTGTAAGTGCTGGTCCACAAAACATCAAAGCCTCTGAAGCAAAGATGATTGGTGGATACCTTGAGGTGTATAGTACTACAACTGTAACGAGTGGTAGCGAAAAAACTTTTGTTTATAATTTTGCAGATGACTATAAGTATGCACCCATCGTTACGGCTACAGCGGTAAACGTTGGAAATACTACTGCAGGCAAGAATGTAACTGTTGTAATTAAATCTATAACTACCTCTAGGGTAGAAGGAAACATTACCGTTAACGCCAGTGGTGAAGTAACTCTAGGAGTTAACTTGATTATTCTTGGTGTGCCCAACTAAAGGATTCTGCATGTCTATCAAAAAAGGTAGCATTGAAAATGAAGGCTACAACTCAGCTTCAGTAATTCCAGGGAATAAAAAAGTATGGTTTTTAAATGGTGACCTAGTCAGGGTATATCATTTGAATAGGTCCAATGGAATAATGTCCGTTTATAACATCATTAAAGATCAAATCGAAAGCTGTTTAATTAGTGATTTTAAAAAAAATCGTGAAAGAGCCTTCACTGTGGGAGAGACTGCAGACTTAGTGAACAGACACAAGAAGTATCTACCATCCCTAATGAAACGAGGAGTAATTCCTTTTCCAACAGGATCTCAAAAGGGTGGAGCCCGAGGGTGGCAAGTAAGATCTTATTACGCAGAGTCGCAAGTTAGAGAGATTCGTGATATACTTGCTTCCTACCACATAGGTAGACCAAGAATTGATAAGCTAATTACCAATGATATAACTCCTTCCAAACAAGAGTTGACACGCAGGATGGGAGATGGTATACTAACTTATACAAGAACAGAAGATGGCAGATTTATCCCCATCTGGGGTGAATCAATTTAATTAAGAGGTATGGGTATGGACCAGACAAAAGTAACTGTAGGACTAGGCTACACATTAAACCTAGGAAACTTTCAATCATTGCGTATTGATATTGGCGTAGAAGACTCCAAGCGTGAAGGTGAAACCACTAGCGAAGCCTTTGATCGTATCTATGCTTTCGTTGAAACAAAGCTTGTTGAGAAAGTTAAAGAAGGCTCTGAAGCAATAGAGAGTAAGTAATGGCTGTAGAACGTAAAGACCGAATGGCTTTACTTTCTAGATACAGCAAGCTCCATACAGCAAAGTATGAAGAGAAGCCTTCGCTAAATCTAAACGTAGAGCAGTGGGCAGCAGATGCCCTAATTGAGTCATATGGTATGCCATTTTGCTATGACCTATTAGACTACTACTTCCAGGTAGCTAGTAACCCAGCATGGAAATACTTTGCTAACTATGCAGAGAAGATTATTGACGGTAGAAGAGACTACCACAAAGACCTAGAGGAGAGAGCAGAGCGACGAAAGTTAGCTCAGCAGTGGCTAAATGAATAATACAGAGGCAAAACTAATATCGGCAGTACTAGCCGACAAACAGATCCACGTATTGCTACAGGCAAACGTAGAGAATTTGCTGCGTACTCATAATGATATCTGGACTTTCATTCGTAACTACTCTGAAAACAATAGCTCTGTTCCTCCTATTAACCTTGTGGTAGAAAAGTTTCGTGACTTTACTCCAGCAGAGAATATTGGATCTACTAAGCATCACCTAGAAGAACTTCAGGTAGAATATCTAAACGACAGTCTAAAGGATATCATTCGTGTTGCTGCAGGAGAAGTTCAGGCAGGCGAAGGAACTAAAGCTCTAGAAGAGCTAATTACCAAGACATCAGAACTCAAGAAGAATACATCAACCATTCGTGATATTGATGCCACAGACCTTGATGATGCAGTTGCTTATTATGAGAATGTTCAGCGACAGAATGCCATTGGCTCTGTTGGCATTAAGACTGGTCTAGCAGGATTTGATAACTATCTACCTGCTGGCATCATGCCAGGACAACTTGGAGTATTCCTTGCCTATCCAGGTATTGGTAAGTCATGGATGGCTCTATACTTTGCGGTACAAGCTTGGAAGGCTGGCAAGTCACCACTAGTAATCTCTCTAGAGATGTCAGAGACAGAAGTTCGTAACCGTGTATTTACAATCATGGGTGAAGGTCTTTGGTCACACAGAAAGCTTAGCAACGGAGACATTGACGTAGAAGACCTAAAGCGTTGGCACAAGAAGGATCTAGCTGGTAAGCCAGAGTTCCACATTATCTCTAATGATTCTGGTGGAGAAGTTACCCCATCAGTTATTCGTGGAAAGATTGACCAGTATAAGCCAGATCTAGTTATTGTAGACTACCTACAGCTAATGTCCCCTAACCAGAAGTCAGAGAATGAGACAGTTCGTATGAAGAACCTTTCTCGTGAACTAAAGCTTTTGGCTATTGGAGAAGAGATGCCTATCATCTCCATCTCCTCAGCGACTCCTGACGACGTGAACAAGCTTGATACTGTTCCTACTTTGGGTCAGACTGCTTGGTCCCGTCAGATCGCCTACGATGCTGACTGGGTACTAGCCCTGGGTCGTGCTACCAACTCAGATATCATTGAATGTGTTTTCCGTAAGAACCGTAATGGGTTTATGGGAGAGTTCATGGTGCAGGCAGACTTTGACAAGGGCTGGTACAAGTACAAGGACTTCGAGGGATAGAATGAAGTACTCTAAGAATACCTATACTCCAGAACAGATTAAGCGTATCCTAGTTGGATCAGGAGTGACTATTGAGACTGAGATTGATTCAGACTATATCATCTTCTGTCCATATCACAACAACTATCGTTCACCAGCAGGAGAAGTTGACAAGTTTAATGGAACATTTTTCTGTTTCTCATGTCAAAAGGTAGCAGACTTAGTAGAGTTCGTAATGCATAACTCGGCTCGTACCTACTTTGAGTCTGTTAGATTTATTAAAAGCAAAGAGCAAGAAGGTAATTTTGACCAGGATATTGCGAAGAAGCTTTTAGATAAGCCAGTCTATATTCAATTTGATGAGCTGACACTTAAGAGATTAAATAATCAGGCATTAGAATCTCCACGTGCAATGCGTTACTATACTGGCAGACTTATTACAGAAGAGTCTGTAAAGAAGTTTGGTCTAGGATTTTCTGAAAAGCAAGACATGGTAACTATTCCAGTTCACTCTCCAGATGGTATGGAGATTGGATTTGTTGGTAGATCTATTGAGGGTAAAGAGTTTAAGAATACTCCTGGTTTACCTAAGAGCAAAACTTTATTTAATATTCACAGAGTTAAGACCGCAGATAAGGTTTATGTGGTAGAATCGTCTTTCGATGCTATTCGCTTAGACCAGTGTGGTTTTCCAGCGGTAGCTACATTGGGTGCCAACGTATCCAATATACAAACAGACCTACTACAAAAATACTTCAATAACATTATTGTTATTGCAGACAATGATGAAGCAGGCGGAAACATGAAGGACAAGATCTTAGAACGTCTTGGAGCTAGGGTGTCCGTAGTAAAATTAGATAAACAATATAAAGACATTGGCGACATGTCAGATGAAGCAATAAAGAATCTTGATTTTTCATTTGACAAAGCCATAGCAAGTATGCTAAACTAATAAACCAAACAACAAAGGAGAAATAAAATGAGCGTAATTCGAGGGCTAAAAGATATCGGTGCACTAATGGATAAGCCAAAATACGAAAACACAGGAGCTAAGGTTCGCTGGGTAAAGCTAGTAGACGGACAATCTGCAAAGGTTCGATTTGTCGAAGAGCTAGATCAGGATTCAGCAAGTTACGCAGAGGCTCGTGGCCTATCTGTCGTAATCTCAGAACACACCAATCCAAAAGATTACAAGCGTAAGGCTGCTTGTACAGTAGACTCAGAAGGTCGTTGCTTTGGCTGTGAGATGGCTCGCAAGGAGCCTAAGTCAGGATGGCGTTCACGTCTACGCTTCTACTGCAACGTAATCGTTGATGACGGTACTGAGGATCCTTATGTAGCCGTATGGTCACAGGGTATCTCTAAGCAGTCAGCATTCAACAATATTCGTGAATATGCACTAGACACTGGCTCTATCTCTAACCTAGAGTGGAAGCTAAAGCGTAACGGTCAGGGAACTGAAACCAACTACGTCTTGATGCCAAGCAAGCCAGATGCAGAGCCATTCAACTGGGGAACCTACGAGTTCCACAACTTGGAGAAGGTTGTTCGTGAAGTTCCTTACTCAGAGCAGGAGTCATTCTACTTCGGCTTTGATGGTGGAACATCTATCACTTCTACAAACACAGACTGGTAATATAAATTAGTTGAACAGGAGGATAGTGTAAAAGCTATCCTCCTTTTGCTATTGACACACACAACTTAATATGTAA